GTATTACTCATTGAACCCCCTTATTGTTTAAATTTGTGTAAATTAATGAATCATAATTTATAGGACCACCCAAACGATCTAACAAAAACATATGTAAATATTTTGAAGTGGTCCTGCTGTAATTATAATATTCTTGATCTAAAAAAGTTTCTGCCACACCAAAGTTTGAACTGTCATAAATTGTTTTAGCAATTAAAGTTTCATAACTTTGAAAATATTCCACCTTATTGCCTTCTGGTGTTTTAGTCTGAATTATAAATTGATTAGGAACTACATTTCCTTTTGGACTTTTCATATTAATTACTTTCATTGCAACCCCCTTTCAATTGCTCATTTAGTTTAATTAATTTACTTTCTAAGTGGTTAAGCCTTTCAACGTCATCAGTTGAATAGCTTGTATTGTCAAACATCCAATAAATGTCATTGATCTGCTTTTGAACTTGTTTAATTTGTTCGATCATATAGCCCCCTTAGTATTATTTTTTAATGAAACGTCTTTTGCAAAACCTAAATCACTAGGGTTTTGTTTACTTGCAATAATTTTTATAGCTTTTGATTTTGATTGTATTGGTGATAAATTTTGTTTAACTACAACTGTTTCATAATGTCTTGTTTTAATGTTTTTAAAACAATCATGTATTAATCCATCATCAAAAGTTTTTGAATACATGTACATATATTCATCTGGTATATGCATTAATCCTTGGTCAATTGCATTTTCAAATGCTGCTTGACTATCTCTTATTGTCATATTGTTCATAATTTTTCCTTTATTAATGTTTTGATCTCATAGATCATATTGACCACTATGGTCATAATATAATATATGTCAATAGCATAATAAAAAAAAATATTGGACATTTTGCCCCGAATAAGCTTTAAATCTTGATATAATTGCAAATCATTGTGTTGATTTAATAAACAATGCCAGGCAGACCATCAAAACGCATTCAATGTGAGAGCTTCACAAGATCATCAAATTATACTGTGCAATGTAGGGCCAAAGGTTATTTAATGAAGTCTGGCCATTATAGGTGTAAAAATCACGGGGGTTATAGTGATTGGAACGCAAAAACTAAGCAAGGCAAGTTCAACGCATTAAGAAATTTAAAATCATTAAAACATTTATCAGATGAAGAAATTAAAGTTAACTACTGCAATCAGTGACAAGATCATAGAAGAGCTGCAAATTGGCAAACCATTGACTAAAATATGCAGCATGGATGGAATGCCTTCATTGACTACTGTATATCGTTGGATGAGAGAAGATGAAGAATTTACCAATCAGATTGAAATGGGTAGAAGATGCTCAGCTCAAACATGGCTAGACAAAGCTCAAGAGATATTAGATAGAGAAGATATACCACCTCAATCAATGCAGATTGTAAGAGAGAAGCTGCACCATATTAGGTTCTTAGCTAGTAAACTGATAGGTCTGTATGGTGATAAAACTACAGTGACTAACAAAGGTGATAGTTCATTGACTATTAAATGGGAAGTCCCCAGCTCAACGCATACGGACACGGCCTCGTGTACGCATGATGGAGATCAGAGCAATCAAGCAACCCTGGAGAATAAACAAGCCTAGTATCTGGTGTATGGCCTCAAGTATTGACGGGATAAGATCCCGTAGCATTAATTTTTGGCAGTTTTTGGGCATGGCACACCCCGAGAAAATGGCCCCAGTTTTTTATATATATATATCCCGAACTCAAGGTACCTAGATGGATGATGATTTAAAAGATTTAATTGCAATGGTGTTTTACGACAACGGCACAAAGAGTGTGTTCATAAACATCACTGGCTTTAGAAACAACATGCACGGCAAAGATGTGTCTGAATGGATATTAGAAACATTAAATATTGAACAACTAGAATTTGGTGATGAAAAACCAACGATGCACTAATGGAAATAACTATTCCTTACAGCCCAAGAGAGCTGCAACAAGAGATACACACAAACTTAGCTAAATACAGATGGGCCGTACTATCTATACATAGACGAGCTGGCAAGTCTGTATTGTGTATAAACGAGCTAATAAAACGTGCTTTAACAAACACCATGTGGAACCCACGGTACGCATACATCGGCCCAACTTATAAACAAACAAAGTCAATTATATTTGACTATTTAAAATACTATGCTGGTGTCATACCTGGAACGAAGTTTAACGAACAAGAACTTAGTTGTTTGTTTCCAACGGGTGCCAAAATTACACTTCTTGGATCTGAAAATCCAGACAGCTTGAGGGGTAATTATTATGATGGAATCATTGTTGATGAGTATGCACAGGTCAATCCAAGATTATTTCCTGAAATAATTCGACCAGCATTATCTGACCGAAAAGGTTTCTGTTACTTTGTGGGAACACCACAAGGTATGAGCAATGATTTCTATGCTAAGTACCAGCACGGACTCAAAGATAAGACCTGGTACACAAAAATTGCTAAAGCATCTGAGACTGGCATTGTCGATCAGGAAGAACTAGATGCAGCCCTAGATTTGATGGGGCAAAAAAAGTACAGGCAAGAGTTTGAATGTGATTGGGTTGCTTCAATAGAAGGTGCCATATACGGAGATGTCATAGAAAAAATAGAACAAAAAGGACAAGTAGGCCGTGTACCTTATGATGCTACCTACCCCGTATCAACGGCCTGGGATATAGGAATATCAGACAAAACAACGATTATATTTTTTCAACAAGTTGGAAGATCAATACAAATTATAGATTATTACGAAAACAGTAATGAAGGACTGCCACACTACATCAGTGTGATTAACAAGAAAGATTACGTTTACAAGGATCATTATGGGCCTCACGACCTGGAACAACGTGAGTTTACAAATGGAAAATCAAGACGTGAGATTGCATACGAACTTGGTTTACGATTTAAGATAGTACCAAAACTGAGCATAGAGGATGGGTTGCACTATACGCAGTTGTTACTCAATAGATGCTGGATAGATATGGATAGTTGTAAGAAACTGTTAGATGCCTTGAGGAACTATCACCGTAAGTTTAATGACACCTTGCAAACCTTTAATGCAAAGCCCGTACATGACTGGAGTTCACACGCAGCAGATAGCATGAGAACATTGGCTGTTGGCTTGCAAGAATTAAAAAACGAAGAGCAAATACCACAACAATTTGCTGACAATAACTACAACCCGTTAGGAATACAATGAGTAGAATATTAAGCCCCAAAATGAATATGCCGACTACAACAAAAACGGTTATTCCATTAACACCAATCGGATCTGTGCCAGATGAAAACCCTGATGCACAACGAAAAAGACGTGGCAAAAAAGCAACTATACTGACATCAAACAGTGGATTGCAAAACAAAGACGAAGATTCTTATAAACCGTCATTACTAGGATAAGTACAACACTATGGCTACTAAACCAGGACTATACGCAAATATTCATGCAAAACGCAAAAGAATCAAAGGTGGCTCAGGTGAGAAAATGAGAAAAGTAGGATCACCAGGAGCACCAACTGCTAAAAACTTTGCACAATCTGAAAAGACAGCAAAGAAACCAAAGAAAACTTTATTAGGATAATAGCATGACTAAACAATTAAAAGGCAATCAAAAAAAACTTGATGCAAATAATAATAAAAAAATAGATGCACAAGACTTTGTACTATTAAGAAAAAAACCAAAAGTAAAAAAAAGACCAACTTTACTATCATAAGGAGAACACCATGATTAAAAAGAAAAAGAAAAAACCATACGGTAAATAAAAATGGCTAAAGAGTTAACTAAAAGACAAGTACAGACTCTTAAAAAGCACTCTGTCCATCATACAAAAAAACACATGTCATTGATGGAAAAGAAAATGCTTGAAGGCAAAACATTTACATCTGCACATAAAATTGCACAAAAAAAAGTAGGAGCATAATATGGCTCTGAAAAAACACCAGAGTCCTACTGGTGGATTAAATGATGCTGGTCGAAAACATTTTGGAGTTAAGGCTCCAATCAAACAAGGACAAAGCCCTAGACGTGTTTCATTTGCAGCACGGTTTGCTGGAATGAAAGGGGCTATGAAAAACCCAGATGGCAGTCCTACACGAAAAGCATTGGCATTAAAAAAATGGGGTTTCGGTAGTGTTGCTGCTGCACGAAACTTTGCAAACAACAATAAACAAGCATAATTAAGGAGAATACTATGAGTGGAATAATCGGAGGTCGTGCACCATCAACAAATGTAATGACTAAAGTAAAAGACTTACAAACGACTAAAACTCAAGACATGGCACAAGATGTCCAGGCTGCTAAGAAAAAGAAAAAGCCAGGACAATCTTCGTTGATTGAAACAACATCAATGGGCCTTGGTGGTGACGCACCAACATACAAACCCACACTTTTAAGCTAATATGAAAAACAAAAACGCAGAAATGCTAGTAAACCGTTTTGCTTCATTAAGAACAAATCGGTCAACATGGGAAAGCCATTGGCAAGAAATAGCTGATTACATGTTGCCTCGTAAAGCTGACATCACAACACAACGTACTCGTGGTGATAAAAGAACTGAGGTTATATTTGATGGTACAGCTATTCATGCATTAGAACTATTGAGTTCTAGTCTGCACGGTATGTTGACTAACTCAGCTACTCCATGGTTTACATTAGCCTACAAGGATCTTGCTCTATCTGAAGATGACGAGGCTAGAGAATGGCTAGACTCAGTAACTGAGGATATGTATGTTGCTTTTAACCGTTCAAACTTTCAACAAGAAATCCAAGAGCTATACCAAGATTTAATATCCTTTGGTACGTCAGCTATGTTTGTATCAACAGACGAAAAAAATCTAATACGTTTTAACACTAGGCACGTTAAAGAAATATTTATTTCTGAAAATGCAAAAGGTGAAGTTGACACAGTGTTTAGACATTTCACAATGAATGCACGATCAGCATTTGAATTATTTGGTGAAGCAGTTGGGCCAGGTATATTTAACAAATACAAAAAAGATTTAGATGCAGATGTAAACATTTTGCATGTGGTTATGCCACGAGATACTTATGATGCATCAAAAGAAGATGCAGCTAACATGCCATTTAAGTCATGTTATGTAGATCCTGATGATGTTCACATGATTAACGAAGGTGGTTTCAAAGAGTTTCCATACGTTGTGCCACGTTATCTAAAAGCAAGTTATGAAATTTATGGAAGATCCCCATCCATGAATGCACTCCCTGACGTTAAGATGTTAAACAAAATGTCTGAAGTAACAATCAAAGCTGCACAGAAACAAATAGATCCTCCCCTTATGGTTCCTGATGACGGTTTTATGTTACCAGTCAGGACAGTGCCAGGTGGTTTAAACTTCTACCGTTCAGGATCAAGAGATCGTATAGAGCCATTACAGATTGGAGCTAACAATCCAGTTACTGTAAACATGATCCAAGACAGACAACTTGCAATACAAAAAACATTTTATGTAGATCAGTTGTTGTTATCTCAAGGTGGTCAAATGACAGCAACAGAAGTATTACAACGTAACGAAGAAAAAATGAGATTACTAGGCCCAGTCTTAGGTCGATTGCAATCAGAACTATTACAGCCCCTTATTGAACGAGTGTTCAATATTTTAATGAGAGCTGATGTGTTTAGACCAATGCCCGATATATTAATCAATCAAACAATAGACATTGAATACGTTAGTCCACTTGCCAAAGCACAAAAATCAGGAGACTTAAATTCTGTAATGCGTGGCATAGAAATCTTTGGATCAATGTCTCAATTTGCACCAGTTTTGGATTACTTAGACTCAGATGGGTTAGTTAAGTATGTCCAAAAAATGTTGGGTTTACCAGCACGGATTATTAAATCTGATGCTGAAGTAGCTCAAGTAAGACAACAACGACAAGAACAACAACAACAAGCTATGGAGCAACAACAAGCAGTTGAAGCAGCACAAGCAGCTGGATCTGCTGCACCGATGCTCAAAGCTGTTGAAGAACAACAATAAGGAGAAACACTATGGCTGATGAGCAACAAAATCAGAACCAAGAAGATCAAGCAAAAGAACAACAAGAAAAGTTAAACTATTTAATTAAAACTTATAAACTTACATTTGAAAGTGAACACGGAGCAACAGTCTTAGAAGATTTACAAAGACGTTGCCATTTGTTTAGCACAACCAATGTTAAAGGTGACTCACATGAGTCTGCTTTTATGGAAGGTCAACGTGCAGCAATTCTGTTTATTATTCAAATGTTGAATAGGAAAATATAATGGAAGAATTAAAACAATATTTTTTACTATGGTGGAATGCAGATAAGAAAATAAAAATTATCTCAGCTGCTGTCGTATTAATTTTAATTTATTTAATCATAACATAAGGAGACAACTATGTCAGAAGATCAGGTAACGGCTGTCGAAGAACAAAGCCAACCGTCTGAGTCAACTGCAACAGAAACTCCAGTAGTAACAACTGAAGAAACAGTTGCAAACTGGAGAGACAGTTTACCAGAGGAACTAAAAACAAACGCATCACTAGAAAAATTTAGTGACGTATCAACATTAGCAAAAAGTTACATCAATGCTGAGTCAATGATTGGCAAAGACAAGATGGTAATACCAGGAGCTAATACAACTGAAGATGAGTGGAACGACATTTACGATAAATTAGGTAGACCGTCAGATCCCAATGCTTATGAACTAACAGCAGAAGTTGGTGAAGGTGAACAAATTGATGAACAATTGATGAGTAGTTTTAAAGAAACAGCTCACAAACATGGATTGTCACCAACACAAGCACAAGGACTGCTTGATTATTATAATAGCATATCAAGTCAATCAATGGTTGATTTAGAAAACAATGCTGTACTAGCAAAAGAACAAAGCCAAAGAGAACTGCGTGAAGAATGGGGCCGAAGTTATGATGACAATCTTAACAAAGCATCAACCGTTGGAAAACAATTCTTTGGTGAAGATGTGTTTGGTATGCAATTAGCAGATGGATCAAAGCTCGGAGATAATCCAGCATTAATTAAAGGTCTATCAAAAATGGCAAGCATAGTATCAGAAGATGTATTTGCTGGAGACAAAGACTCAGCTGCATCAAGTGCTAACATGCAACAACAGATTAACGACTTAACTGCACCTAACAGCCCGTATTGGAACAAGATGGATCCTCAACACGATGCAACGGTGCAAAAAGTTTTGGCCTTACGATCAATCGTAACTGGCTAACAAGATTTGGAACAACTGGTTTACCAGCTCCAAAAGACAATAGGACAGACTATCAGCTACCAGCTGTAAAATGCAAGACAACCCCACTGGGATAATTGGCTGAAACATTAATCTTAACTTAAACACGAAAGGACTTAATTATGAGTTCAGAAATCACAACTGCGTTTGTCGAACAGTATTCGTCAAATGTAGCTATGTTAGCTCAACAAATGGGAAGCCGTTTGAGAGCTGCTGTGGACGTGGAAAACGTAACGGGAAAAAATTCTTTTTACGATCAAGTTGGAGTAACAGCTGCAATACAGAGAACTTCTCGACACGCAGATACACCTCAGATTGATACACCACACTCACGAAGAAGATTAAGTTTGTCCTCTTACGAATGGGCAGACCTGATTGACGACCAAGACAAAGTGAGAATGTTAATAGACCCAACTTCTTCTTATGCAAAAGCTGCTGCTGCTGCAATGGGAAGATCAATGGATGATGTTATCATTTCTGCTTTACAAGGATCAGCACAAGCTGGAGTAGCTGGAGCAACTGCTGTTGCATTACCATCTACATCTAAGTTTGCAACAGCAAACCAAGGTGATGGCTTAACTATTACAAAAATGATAGCTGCCAAAAAATTCTTTGATTTGAATGATGTCGATCCTTCAATCCCTAGATACATTGTATGTGGGGCAACTCAGATTGCTGATTTACTTGGTACAACTCAAGTAACATCAAGTGATTTTAACACTGTCAAAGCTCTTGCAGCTGGTGATATTGATACTTTTATGGGTTTCAAATTCATCTTGTCTAATAGACTAAACTTTGACGCAACAAATACGGATGACAGACTAGCTTTTGCTTTCACTCAAGACAGCATCAAATTAGGCGTTGGTAAAGATATCACTGCTAAAATTGATGTTCGTGCTGACAAATCTTATGCTACACAAGTTTACACTTGTATGGACATAGGTGCTGTAAGAATGGAAGAAAATAAAGTTTTTCAAATTCCGTGTAACGAATAATAGATAGGAGAATATAATTATGGGTACTAAAAACTCAGACTTAGTAGCTAACTTTGAAGCTGCTCCTCAGGTGGCAAATAGTGCTGCTCTTTTACACGGAGTTGTTCGTGTAGCACAGGGTACTATTGCACTTGCTGCTGGAGATTCAGATGACAATGATATTGTTATGCTGGCTCCAATACCAAGTAATGCTGTTATATCTCAACTATTTATTGGTTCAGATACCCTTGGTGGATCGTGTACTTTCAATCTTGGAATCTACACTTCTGCTGGAGTAGTTAAAGACGAAGATGTATTTGCAACTGCCGTAGCTGACGCTGGGGCAATGGCAGATGTTCGTTTTGAAGCTGCTAACATCAACACTGCTGGGCAAAAACTTCACGAATTGGCTGGAGATACAACAGATCCAGGTGGATATTACTATGTGGCTGCAACTATGCAAGCTGCGGGTGGTACTGCTGGTGATATGTCGTTCAACATCAATTACGTTGTTAACTAAGCACTAAGCAAACTATGGGGGTAGTCGTTATGGCTACCCTCATACATTAAGAGATATTTTATATGACATCACAAGTTGACATAGCCAACGGAGCTTTAAATCAAATTGGAGCTTCAACTATTATAAGTCTGTCTGATGACAGCAAAAATGCACGCATGATTAATCAACGATATGACATGGTAAGAGACCGTGTGTTTCGTGAACATCCATGGAATTGTTTATTAAAACGTGCAACAATTGCAGCAGACACGGCAACACCTGAGTATGAATATTCATACCAGTACACATTGCCAGCTGATTGTATTCGATTGTTAAAAACATTTGAAATGCAAGATGATGTTGATTTTAAAGTCGAAGGCAGAAAAATTGTTTCTGATGCTGAGACTATGAAGATTTTATATGTGGCAAGAATTACAGACACCACACAATACGACACAAGTTTAATTGAAACACTAACAGCTGCACTAGCAGCAGATATTGCTTATGGCATAACTGGATCAACAACAATGATTCAGATTATGGAAGAACGATATAAAGAAAAATTAAAAGATGCTCGATTTGCAGATGCTACCGAAGGTATGCCAGACGAATTGGACTCTGATTATCCGTTTATTGCATCGAGGTTTTAATGGCTAGATCTGCCTACCCTTACACCAGTTTTACTGGTGGAGAACTGTCTAAAGATTTGGATGGTCGAATTGATTTAGAAAAGTACAAAGTAGGATGTAAGACAATTGAGAATATGATTGTCTATCCTCACGGAGTAGCATCAAGACGACCAGGCACAAAGTTTATTGCCGAAGCCAAACGTGGAACTAATGGTACAGCTCACAGACTTATACCGTTTGAGTTTTCAACGACACAAACATATATGCTTGAGTTTGGTGATGAGTATGTACGTTTTTTTAAAGACAACGGCATCATTACAAAAACTGGTTTAAACATATCAGCTATTACCAAAGCCAATCCAGGTGTAGTGACATCAGCTACTCACGGACTAACAGCTGGTGACTATGTTATATTAGATGGCATAGTTGGCATGACAGAATTAAATGGCCGACAATTTAGGGTTGGCACAGTTGGATCATCAACTACATTTCAACTATTAAATACTGACGGAACTAATTTTAATACAACATCATTAACAACGTATGCATCAGGAGGTGTAGTTTATCCAATTTATCAAATAACATCACCTTATCCATTTAGTGTGTTGCCTGATCTTAAATTTGCACAATCAGCCGATGTTATGTATATCACACATCCATCGTATGCTATTCGTAAACTATCAAGAACTGCCCATACTTCATGGACATTTTCAACACCAACATTAACAACTGGAACTGATTTTATTGTATCAGCTATCACACAAGCTAATCCTGGAGTTGTATCTACAATATTAAATAATGGTTTAGTCAAAGGTGATTTTATAACTTTTACTGGTATTGGAGGTATGACAAACATAAATGGTGTTGTTCATAAAGTAGGAGAGTTAAAAAATAAAATTACAATTAGTGGAATTACTAAAGCTAACCCTGGAGTAGTAACTACATCAGCAGCTCATGGATTGATAGCTGGTGATAGTTTTGATATTACAGATGTTGTTGGTATGACACAATTAAATGGTAATTCATTTAAAGTTGGAACAGTGCCATCTACAACTACATTTCAATTGCAAAACGGCAATGGTATTAATATTGATACAACTGATTACACAACATTTGTTTCAGGTACATTAACTGGGCCAGATCAACATTTTGTATTGCAAGATAAAGATGGTACAGACATTGACACATCAAGTTATAGTTCATTTAGTGGATCAACAGGTACAGTTACAAAACTAAACAACCCAGTATTAAACTTAGGCACAAACAACTATCCATCGTGTGTGTCATTTTTTGAACAACGATTGGTCTTTGCAAACACGAATAACAATCCACAGACAATATGGTTTTCACAGTCTGGTGATTACGAAAACTTTACAGAAGGCACAGATCCAGATGATGCAATGAACTTTACCATTGCTAGTAACAAAGTTAATGCCATACGTTATTTAGCTGCATCACGATCATTATTAATTGGTACAACGGGTGCAGAATTTTTAGTAACAGGATCAGATAGTGTTAATGGACTATCCCCTACTAACATTAATATTCGTAAACAATCTGCATACGGCAGTGCCAACAAAGATGCTATTACAGTTGGCAACCTTGTGTTGTTTATACACCGTGCCAAACGTAAGATACGAGAACTAACATATAACTATGATAGTGATAATTACATTGCACCTGATCTTACGGTATTAGCCGATCACATAACTGATAGCCTGGTTACTGACTTTGCTTACCAACAAGAGCCAGCATCTATATTGTGGGTAGTACGAACTGATGGTGTGTTAGCTGGATTAACATATCAACGAACTGAAAATGTTATAGCCTGGCATAGACATATTTTAGGAGGCATGGCTGATACTGGTAAACAATCAGTAACTAAAAAAATACCTTTAACAGTTTCTACTTCAACAGTAAGTGTAGGTGACAATGCAATAACAAAAGCATCTCATGGTTTATCTACGGGTGATGTTGTTAGTTATTATGCAGACTCAGATCCTATTGGTGGATTAAGACAAGATCTGTTTTATTATATTATTGCTGTTGATTCCAATGTGATCCAATTTGCAACAACAGAAGCAAATGCAACTGCTGGTACTGCTGTTGATTTATTATCAGTTGTTTCAGGTAAATCTGTAACACATTATTTATATAAAGAAGTAAACGTAAGAACAAGCACGTTTTGGTCAGCTGCACATGGTTTTGGTGATGGAGATATAATATCTTATACAGCAGAATTGATTGCTGATAAATTTACTGGATTAGAAATAGAAAATCCATACATGACAATAACAGTTGATGGTAATTCTTTTAAATTAATTCATCAATATGATTTTGAAGATTTTAAAAAATCAGGATTAAATTATATTAATACTAACTATGTTGCCGTAGGAACAGTCAGTACGACATCAACAACTCATAAATGGTTAACTAACGCAAAAGTAAAAACCATTGCAACTATACCAACTGATAATGCAGAAGATGAGTTGTATATGATTGTTGAACGATATGTAAATGGTGCAACTGTTAATTATGTTGAATTTATGACACCGTTTGATTATGGAAACAGTCAAGAAGATGCATTTTATGTTGACAGTGGATTAACGTATTCTGGTGGTAAGACAACATCTATAACTGGATTACATCATTTAGAAGGTGCATTAGTTAATGTATTGGCAGATGGTGCAACACATACAAATGAAACAGTATCATCTAGTGGAATTACACTAAACAATTTAGCAGAAAAAGTGCATGTAGGATTTAATTATAAGTCTGTATTGCAAACCATGAGAATAGAATCAGGTGCAGATGATGGCACAGCTCAAGGAAAAATAAAACGTATTCATGGTGTAACAGTTAGATTAAATGATTCACTTGGATGTAAAGTAGGCCCAGATTTAAAAAACTTAGAAACAATACCATTTCGTAATTCATCACTACCAATCTCATCTCCTATCCCATTGTTTACGGGTGATAAGGATGTTGAGTTTAGAGGTGATTATGAAAAAGATGGACATGTGGTTGTCGTGCAAGATCAACCATTACCATTGAACTTAGTAGCATTGTTTCCAAGACTAAATACATTTGATGCATAATTATAGAATTGAACCATTTCAATCAGCACATGCTGATAAAATTATTTCAATTGGTGAATTTGAAAATTCATCAGTAGATTATCCAACAGATGCACTTGAAACAAAAGATGCATGGACAGGTTTTCATAATGATCAACCAATCGTTTGTGGTGGCATCAACCCTATATGGGAAGGTGTTGCTGACGTTTGGATTATTATGAAAAAAGGTTCAAACAAACATAAATTTTTTATGCTGAAAAACATAAAAGAAAAATTTGAAGAAACAATAACAAAACGTAATTATCATCGTGTCCAGGCAGTAGTTCGATCTGATTTTACTCACGGACTACGATTTGCTAAATGGTTTAACATGACATCAGAAGGTGTAATGAAAAAATATGGACCAGATGGCAAAGATTACATCATGGTAGCAAGGATTAAATAACATGGCAGCAGCAACAGTGATGGCATTTTCTCAGATACAAGCTGGGAGACAAGCACAACGAGTAGCAAACTACAATGCACAGCTTTATGAAATGGATGCAGTTAATGCAGAAAATGAGGCCATTGTCGTACAGCAAAAAGCACAATTAGAAAAAACAAGATTGAGAGATCAATTTGAAGGTGTCCAAGGTGATGTCCGAGTTGGTTTTGCTGGAGGTGGTGTCGATCTTGGATCAGGAACTGTATTAGAAATATTAGAACAAAACCAAGAACAATTTGAAATAGATGAAAATTTAATTCAATACAATGCAAACATAGAAAAAGCTAATTTACAAAATCAAGCTGGCCGTTCACGATTTCAAGGTGCAGCCTCTATACAACGTGGCAAGTATGCTAAATATGGATCAAGGCTTGGAGCAGCTTCTACCTTGCTTGGTGCTGCTTCAACTGCTGGAATGATAGGATAAAACATGGTTATAAAATTATATAAATCTGAAGTTAATGTTTCAAAAGAACAATCGTCTGTAACTACTGCTAAATTAGAAGGAGATTTTGGACAAGGTGTGTTTCGAAGTCAACAACAATTATTAAATACAACAATGCAGATTGAACAACGACACCGATCAATGCAAGAAGATAAAGATGTTATTGAACAAACAACTAAATACAATGAGGATCTTAATGAAATTGTTGTTAATCATAATAAATTAAATAATTATGATGAAGGTATAATGTCGTATGAAACGGCTACTAATGAATTATTAACAAACACAACTGCAAATATAAAAAACAATAATGTAAAAAGACGTGTTGAAGAACACGCATTAAGACACAACAGTGCATATAAAATTGATATTGGTAAAAATATTAGAACGAACAATACTAAAATATTTAAAGATTCATTAGAACTTAAAAAGAATGAGTCATTTAATACAATATTAACTAGCAATCCAGCATTGCAAACTCAAATGCGTGATGAATTATTTATTGGACCAAATAGTTTATACAACCAAGAATTAAATGCTGGAACTTTAGAAGCTGGGGTAACTGAAGAAACATACAATCAAGCACTAGAAAATGATTACGAGAAAGCAGAAGCTCAGTATTTAATATCAACTAATGTTAGTGAATTTACGAAAAGAGATAAAGAAGGAGCATATAATAATTTAGATAATGCAGTTTATGCTGGACTAAAAATTGCTGAAACTAATGCCGTAAATTCTGCAAACACTGCAAAAAAAACAAATTATACAGATCAAAAAACTGTTTTAAAAGAAGCAACAAAAGAAATATTAGATGTTAATGCAGAAGGTTATCAATTTGATCCTGAAATACAAAATACTGTTTTAGAAAATGCAAGAAATTTACATGAATTAATTTTATCAGATCCTGATAAACTTGTAAGTGGCCTTGAAGGAACAATACAAAGTTTAGAAGAAATAGGATTTGTAAATGAATATATGGCATCAGAAAATTTAAAAAATAGACCTACTGATGTAGTAGAAGCATATAAAAATAGTATTGAAGAAGAATTACAAAAAACAAGTGGTACTAAAAATTTTAATCCTAATTTAATTCCAATAAAAGACGCAATTGATAGTATTTTAGAACACAGAGAAACTAACAAAGACAATTTATTAACATGGGGTAAATCAAAAACTGAATTTATAGAACCTTTAAACATTGATGAAGGTGTAATTATAGATGATCAAACTGCCTTAAATAGAAAAAAAACAGCACTTTCTATTGCTGAACGATTAGATGAAATTCCACAATTTTTTACACCTCAAGAAAGAACAGAAGCTATTAAAGTTGCCTCAAGTGGAAGTAAAGCAGCAATACAAAATTTAATAAACAATGTTATAAAAGTTTCTGGGCCAGATAATGCACCATTAGCATTTCAAGAATTATCTGTTGATGGCTTAGATAGTGGTGTAGCTCACATTGGTACATTACAAGCACGAAATGGTGGTGATTATTCTCGTGATTTAGATAATGCATTAGATGCAATTGTTTTAATCAATAACGAAAATACAAAAGATAAATTTAAATTATTTAATCCAAAAACTCAAATATCTAATGTAGATACAGCATTAGCAATTACTACAAAAGAATATTTAGATGTATATTCTGATAATACATTTTCTGACGATATAACTTTGTATAATCAATTATATGACAGTGCTGAATATATTTTTTATGGAAAAATTTTATCAAATCCATCATTAATGAATTTAGATTCTATTGATGAACCTTCTGATAATAATGATGTTGTTAAATTATGGAAAGAAAGTTTAAATCAAGCATCTGGTTTTCACAACAATAAAGGTGGATTAGGTGAATATAATAACGAACAAATTATTTTACCATCTTGGATGCCTAATACTTTAAATCCTGATGATACAAACGCAAATTTAGGAAGTCTTTTATCTGATGTAATGACAGATGAATTGTTTGAAAAAGCAACTATGAAAGAAGTTATAGATTTAGATGAAAATGGTAAAGAAACAATAAAATTGATGACAAACAGAATGGTTGAACATTTATCACAAAACGAACAAGAAACAAGTGATGCGTCTAAATTTATAAAAAGAGAAATACCAGCCAATGAAATGTTTGGTGTTGAAGAAATTGGTTTGTATCAAATAGATGATGGCAAATATATTATGACATGGGGTCCTCCTATTTCAGCAACTGAAGGATATACAAACAGTGAAGGTCAATTAGTAGTTTTAGATTTAAATAAAATAAAACCTGAATTAATTAAAAATTTAGACAAAGAAGAAAAAAGAGCAAAAGTACAAAAAAAGATTGATAATTTACCAAACTTAACTTTGATGTCTATAAGTGGAAGAAATTAATGAGTGGATTTTTAAAAAGCAATGTAAACCCCTATGCTTTGAAACCAGCATTGTTGTCACCAAAAGGTTATGGTGAAGTTGTTTATCAAAACAGGGATAATCATTTTAATTGGCATCAAACAGTTGGTGTAGCTGTTAATGAAGCAATGATGGATGCTAATTATATAGATAGTTTTCAAGAACTTTTTCCTGATTCTAAAATAACTAATCCTTTTGATACTGATAGTTATATGGACAGTCCATTTGTTACTCCAAATTTAGCCATGTCTAAAGTAGGAGCAGATGTAAGTAAAAAATATGTTACTAAATATTTAAAAAACAAAATGTTTAGAGATATTAATAATTACATAAAAACATTGCCTGAAGATGATGAAAGATTAACAAATTTTAAAACGTATGATCAATTTAAAGAAGAAGAATTAGAAAAAATGAGAATGAGTGAATACAAAACAGCCATGTATTCACAATATCAAAAAGGTGGAGGATTTAAAAAATTAACATCACCAATGTTAGGAATGTCTGTATCAGGCATGTTTGATCCCATGTTTGTAGCCACAATGCCATTAACAGCATTTTCTGGTGGTGCAACAGCAGCTAGTTTTTTATTAAGAGAATCAGTTATTGGACTTGCCATGGGGGGTATTGGTCAGGCTATGGTTGAAACTCAAGTTTATCCATTTAAAAAAAGATTAGGAGAAGAAAATTATACTTCAAAAAATGTTTTAGCTAACATAGCTATGGTTGCAGCTGGTGGTGCATTATTATCACCAGTATTAGCTGGTGCAATACGATATGGAGCTGTACCAGGAGTCAAAGCTGTATTTGGACCAGGATCTACTGAAAAAAATCTAAGATTAGGTTTATCTAAAATGACTGAAAATATCAATAAACTTGATTCTGAATTACAAGCTAAAATATTTGATGCTGAATATATAAAATTAATAGAGTCTAAAGCTAAAACAGAAGATGTTTTAAACTATCTTGGTAAAAAATTAAATGAGCTAGATGATTTAGACCAAGTTAAAATGTTTGAACAACTAGATCCTGAAGGTGCAAAACAATCAAAAATTATAGATGAAATAAATGCACGAAAAACACTAGAAGTAGAAAATGTTTATCCTGACACAAAGCCAGGTAGAAAACTGCACGAGCAAAATCAAATTAATGCACACAGAGCTTTGTTATTAGATGAAGAAATGAAAATTGTAGAAACTGATTTACCCATAGAAGTTAGACAAGAACGATTAAAAATTAGAGAAGATAATTTAAAAATAGCAACTAAGATTTTACAAAACAATCAAGACACTGGTTTAAGCACAGTTGTTGAATCACAAAAACAAGCTGACGATATTTTTAAAACAAAGTCAGATGAAGAATATCTTAGTCAATTTGATAACCCTGATGATATAAAAATATTTGGAAAAAGTGCTGATGATGAATTTACTGCACATGCCAATGAAAACCCAGATTATATATATTCGGTTAGAAATGGAGAAGATGCTGATGGAAATTCTATTATGAAAGAAATATCTGCTAAAGATTTAAAAGCTGACGTTGCTAATGATGTTGACATAATTAAAAGATTAAAGGATTGCGTATGAGTTTTATACATTGTGTAAATAATGCCGTAGCTGAAGGTATTATACCAAAAGAAAAAGAAGCTAAACTTAAAACTATGGTAGAAAAACTTACTGAAACGTATGTTGGTCGTGGCAACGGTTTAGCAGAAGCAGAAGCTATGGCTGCTAAAGATGCTTATTTTGCATTTACAGTTGAGGCAAATAATAAAAAACGTCAAACTGTTTTACAAGCAGTAGCTGAAGATCGTGCTGTTGAATATTTATTTAAATACAGAGATCAAAAAGGTAAATTAGATCCTGGCCAAGCCCTTGAACACATCATAGGTTTTATGGACACTAAACAAGGAAATATTAAATACTTGAATGTAGAAACTCGAATGCGTGTAATAAATGGACAATCAAGTGCAACAATGTACGAAGTATTAGAAAGTTTTAGATTAAATGTCCTTGGTGAAACTAAAAATAAAGCAACATTAAATTTAATGTTAAAAGAAATGTTTGAGCCTGGATCAACTAAAAATCCACGTGTAGAACAATTGGTAAAAGCATGGCTTGATACATACGAACAAGCAAGAAAAAAATTTAATGCTGAAGGTGGTCGTATAGTTAAATTAGACAGTAATGTTATGCCACAACACCATGATCAATTAAAAGTTGCATTAAAAGGAAAAGATGAATGGGTAGAATTTATAATGCCATTTTTAGATCGAGATAAAATGATTAATCAAGTAAATGGTTTGCCATTCAGTAACGATGATTTAATTAAAGTTTTAGGAGAAGTATGGGACACAATATCAACTAACGGTTATTTAAAACAAACAAGTTTTGCTCAAGGTGCATCAAAATTAGGCAATACAAAATTAGATCATAGATTTTTACATTTTAAAGATGCAGATTCTTGGAATACATACAACATAGAGTTTGGTGCTGGTGATGTGTTTAATACAATGTTAGCACATTTAGATTCAATTAATAAAGATATTGCTTTAATGCAAGTTATGGGTCCAAACCCTGATGCATTTATGAAAAAAATGAGGTTTGAAGTTACAAAATGGTCTAACTCACAACCAGGTTCAGTAAAACAAAAAGCAAAAAATAGAGCTAATTCAAAAATAAATAGAGCTGATGCAATGTATCTTTATTTAAAAGGTGATTTAAATATACCAGTTAATGAGGGTATAGCAAAATTTGGTGCATCATTTCGTAATATTGCAACAGCATCTTATTTAGGATCAGCTGCATTTTTAGCATTAGGTGATTTTAATTTAACTCGTGTTAATGCACAATTTAGTGGATTACCTCAATGGAAATCAATGGTCACAAATATGCGTACTTATCTGTCTCCATTAACCTCAAGTTTAAAAGGTCAAAAACAAAATACTTATGCTAAAGTTGCTATTACATCAGGTATGGTAGCTGAACATTGGAGTACCTACGCATCAGGTGCAGCCAGAGTTTCAGTTGATCGTGTTGCTGGCAGTGAATTTTCAAGACGATTAGCAGATTTTATTTTAAGAACAACACAATTATCTTGGTTAACTCAAGCTGGCCGTTGGGGAGCTGGTATGGAATTTTTAGCTTTTTCAGCAAGAAACACAGAAATGTCTTTTAAACAAATAAAAAAAAGCAATCCTAAATTTGCTGAATATTTAGAAAGTTATGGAATTTCAAATAAAGAATGGGAAATTATAAGAAAAACAAAATTGTTTGATGCTGGAGAATATGACGTTGAATGGAAAGGTGCTGAATATTTAAGACCAGACGATATTGCTGCACGAACTGATATAGATCCAAAACTAGCAAATGAGTTATCTCTTAAATACAATCATGCTATGCAAGAATTTGTTAATTATGCAGTGCCAGTTGCTAGTGCTAAAGGGGCAACCGTTTTAGGCAAAACAAGACCAGGCACTAAAGAAGGTGAAGTAGTGAGAATGATGCTACAATTTAAACAATTCCCTATAACTTTATGGCATCAACAATTAGCAAGAGGCATGGGTAGAAAAACTCATCTTGGTAAAGTAGGATATATATTACCATTTATAGCATCAACTACATTAATGGGTGCAGTATCATTTGAACTAAAAAATTTAGTTAAAGGTAAAAACATTAGTGCTGATGACAAATTTTTAGACGGTGATTATTGGTTAGATGCTATGTTACATGGTGGTGGACTTGGATTTGCTGGTGATTTAATATTCGGAGGTCGATATAGTTTTGATTCAGCATCAGGAAGATTAGCTGAATTAGCTGGTCCAGTACCAACAATGGCTGCTGCATTAGCTGATATTACGTTTGGTAATTTATATGATTATATAAACGGAGATAAAACAACTGTGTCAGCAGATATATCAAGATTTATTAGTAAAAACTCTCCAGGTAGTTCAGCATGGTATATGAGATTATTATTAGAACGATATTTATTTGAATACATGCAAGAACTAACTGATCCAAATTATCAATCAAAAATAAGACGAAAAATGAAAAGAACTAAAAAAGACGAAAAAAACACATACTGGTGGAAACCTGGACAGAAATCTCCAAGTCAAACACCAGGATTAAATTAATTTTTGACATCTTAGACCGAATAAACTAATTATTAATATACAATTACCAAATATTCTGTTTCAAGATTTAACTAAAAGGTGGCTTAAAGCTGCCTTTTTTTTTACCACTAGGACAAAACAATATGACTATAACTAATACAACAATCAAAAGCAGTGCAAGTGGTGACGGCTCAACGTCATCGTTTACATATACTTTTCCAATAAACTCAACATCTGAGCTGAGTGTTATTATCAAAGCATCAACTGGTGCTGAAACTGTCAAAGATATAACAACTCATTATACCGTTGCTGATGCTGGAGCCACGGGTGGAACTGTAACCTTCACATCTGGGAACATACCAGCTAGTGGTGAAACTGTTGTCCTATTCAGAAACACTACAAAAAACCAGACTGTTGACCTTATTGAAAATGATCCGTTCCTAGCTGAAGGTCTTGAAAACCAATTTGACAATCTGCAAATGCAAATCCAAGAAGTGTCAGAGGCTGTTGATCGTTCATTTAAAGTATCTAAAACAAATGCCATTACAACTAGCTCTATCACTACATCGGCAGCAGATCGTGCTAATAAAATTCTAGCATTTGATGCGTCAGGCAACCTAGATGCAACTGCAAATAATAATTTAGACACACTGACTGAAATGACTGACGTTACATTATCCAGCCCAGCTGATAATGAAGTCCTAGCATACGACAGTTCAAGCACACATTTCATAAACCAAACACCAGCAGAAGCTGGCTTGGTATCATTAACTGGTTCTGAAACTCTTACCAACAAAACTCTAACCTCCCCTGTTCTTAATACTGGTGTCTCAGGCACAGCTGTTCTTGATGAAGATAACATGGCATCTGACTCAGCTACTCAATTGGCAACCCAACAATCTATTAAGGCATACGTTGATGCTGTTACAACATCACTCAATGCACAAGACCTGGATGTATCTGATGGATCATCTGCTATTGGAATTGATCTTGATACAGAAACATTAGGCATCTTGGGTGGCACTGGATTAGCATCATCTGCATCTGGCAACAACGTTACATTATCTGTTGACGCAGCTCAAACTGGAATCACATCAGTAACAAATGCAAGTTTGGTGTTAGGTAGAGATGCAGACAATGACATAGATTTTACCACAGACAATCAGATTACATTTAGAGTAAGTGCTAATGATGGTGTGGTATTTAAAGCTAGTGGTGAAATAGAAGCAACAAGTCTTGATATATCAGGTGATGCAGACATTGACGGTACACTAGAAGCTGATGCAATCACAGTTGGTGGTACAGCACTTAACACAGTTATTGCTGGAGTAACAGTTACCAATGCAACTAATGCTGTAAACTCAACTCATGTATCTGTTGCAGACAATGAAAATACTAATGAAGAAAATTTAATAACATTTATAGAAGATGCCTCTGCCACTGGTAATGTTGGATTAGAGTCAGACGGAGACTTTGCATACAACCCAAGTACAGGCACAGTTTCAGCAACAATATTTAAAGGTAACATTGATGCAGTAGATGGTGACTTTGACGGCACATTAGAGGCTGATTCAATTACCGTTGGTGGTACTAACCTCACTGCTATTTATAGTCCTATTGCTGGTGGTTCTAATATTGTAACTACTGGTGCATTAAACAGTGGTTCTATTACATCTGGCTTTGGCAGCATTGACAACGGATCATCTGCAATTACAACAACTGGTGTTATTACTGGTGGAACTGTTGAAGCTACTGCTGATACATCTGCTGGAGACAATGCAGCTATTGGTTATACTGCTGCTGAAGGTTTGATCCTAACTGGTCAAGGTTCTACATCAGATATAACTTTGAAGAATGATGCTGATGCTGTTGTCTTTACAGTACCAACTGGCACAGATGATATTTTATTTCCTGACAATGCAAAAGCAATGTTTGGTGCTAGTTCTGATTTACAGATTTATCATGATGGTTCTAATTCTTATGTAGATGATGCTGGGACTGGTAGACTTTTTTTAAGAGGTAACGACAGAGTACAAATACAAAAATATACTGGTGAAGATATGATTAGTTGC